TAGACAAAGCCTCGCGCCCCTTCAAAGCCGTGCAGACCGCCGCTAAAAATCTGTCGTCTGACATTCGCCAGACGCAATCAACCATTAAGGAGCTGGATGCGCAGGCCGGAAAAATTGACGGCTTTCGCAAGGCCAGCGCGCAGCTGGCCGTCACGCAGCAGAGCCTTAAAGACGCGAAGCAGGAAGCGGCAGCGCTGGCCGTGCAGTTTAAAAACACGGAGCGCCCGACGACACAGCAGGCCCGCGCACTGGAAAAGGCCCGGCAGGCGGCGGCAGAGCTGCAGACCAAAACCAACAGCCTGCGCCTTTCGGTGCAGCAGCAGCGCGAGGCACTTAACGCGGCGGGGATTTCCACCAAAGCCCTGAGCAGCGAGCAGCAGCGCCTGAAATCCGCCTCTGCGCAGGCAACCGTCAGTCTGAGTCGGCAGAAAATGGAGCTGCAGCGGCTGAATGCGCAGCAGGAGCGGCTGAACCAGACCAGCGAACGCTACCGTAAAGGGCAGGAGCTGTCGGGTAAGGTGCGCAACATGGGCGCGGCCGGTATCGGTGCTGCCACGGTTGGCGGCATGGCAGCAACCTCGCTCCTGATGCCGGGGTTTGATTTTGCACAGAAAAATTCCGAGCTGCAGGCCGTGCTCGGCGTGGGAAAAGAATCGCCGGAAATGAAGGCCCTGCGTGCGCAGGCGCGTCAGCTGGGTGATACAACGGCCGCCTCTGCCGATGATGCCGCAGGCGCGCAAATCGTTATCGCCAAAGGCGGCGGTGATGCCGCTGCCGTTCAGGCCGTTACGCCGGTTACGCTCAACATGGCGCTGGCAAACAAGCGCACGATGGAGGAAAACGCCGGGCTGCTGATGGGGATGAAGTCAGCCTTCCAGCTTTCAAACGATAAGGTGGCACACATCGGCGACGTGCTGTCGATGACCATGAATAAAACGGCCGCTGACTTTGACGGGCTGAGTGACGCGCTGACCTACGTCGCCCCGGTAGCGAAAAACGCGGGCGTCAGCATCGAGCAGGCGGCGGCGATGGTCGGCGCTCTGCACGATGCCAAAATAACCGGCTCAATGGCCGGTACGGGAAGCCGCGCCGTGCTGAGCAGGCTGCAGGCTCCTACCGGCGAATCTTTCAAGGCTATCAAAGAGCTGGGAATTAAAACGGCAGACGGCAAAGGAAATACCCGCCCGATCTTCACCATCCTGAAAGAAATGCAGGCGAGCTTTGATCGTAACAAGCTGGGAACGGGCCAGCGCGCCGAGTACATGAAAACCATCTTCGGCGAGGAGGCCAGCTCATCGGCCGCCGTACTGATGACCGCCGCCTCATTTGGAAAGCTTGATCAGCTGACCGCCATGTTTAAAGCCTCTGATGGCAAAACCGCCGAACTGGTCCAGGTCATGCAGGATAATCTCGGCGGCGATCTGAAAGAGCTGCAGTCTGCTTATGAGGCTATCGGCACCGACCTGTTTGATCAGAATGACGGCAGCCTGCGCACGCTTACCCAGGACACGGCGGCGCTGCTGCTCAAGGTGGATGGCTGGATTAAGGCTAACCCGGAGCTGGCGGGCGGTATCGCAAAAGTGGTAATGGGCGGGCTGATGTTAGCCGGGGCGCTGGGCGCAATCGGGCTGGTAGCCTGGCCGGTGATTGCGGGCGTTAATACCCTGATTGCCGGGGCGGGCTTCCTCGGCACGGCATTCAGCATCGCGGGCGGAGCGATTACGGCCGCGCTCGGCGCTATCACGCTGCCGGTTGTGGCCGTCGCGGCAGCAATCGTGGCCGGGGCGCTACTGGTGCGCAAATACTGGGAACCAATCAGCGCCTTTATTGCAGGCATGGCCGAAGGCTTCACCGCTGCGATGGGGCCGATCAGTGATTCCTTCGGTTCGTTAAAGCCGGTGTTTGATTGGGTGGGCGGCAAGGTCAAAGAGCTTTGGGACTGGTTCGGCAAACTGCTGGAGCCGGTGAAATCCACGCAGACCGAACTCGCCGCCGCCGGAGACATGGGTAAGAAGTTCGGCAACATGCTGGCCGAGGCGCTGAAAATTCCAAGTCACGCGCTCGATCAGCTGATGGGCGGCATTGACTGGGTGCTGGAAAAGCTCGGCATTATCGACACGAAATCCGATGGCCTGAAAGACAAGGTGCCGTCGCCTGATCCGGTAGCAACCGGCGGCGCGGGCGCAGATACCGGCGGGCTGCAGTACAACATCGCCTATGGTGGCGCGCCTTACCGCCCGGTTTCCTCACCGTCAGCCGGGGGCGGATTTACTGACCGCAGCCAGAATACCTATCAGTATGAAATCAACATGCACGAGGGCATGACCAAAGACGATGCAATGGCGCTGATGGCGCAGCACCAGGCTAAAGAGCAGCGCAACAGGCAGGCACAGAACCGCAGCAAAATGGGCTGGGAGGATTAAACGATGATGATGATTTACGGCATGATGCCGTTTATGCGACAGACCCTGCCTTACGGGGATATGCAGCAGAATATCGACTATCGCTGGCCCACTAACAGCCGGTTCGGGCAGCGTCCGGCGGCGCAGTTTATCGGGCCGGGCGATGAAAAAATCACGCTATCCGGGGAGCTGCGCCCGGAAATCACGGGCGGCTCGCTGTCGCTGATGACAATCCGCCTGATGGCCGACGAGGGGGCGGCGTGGCCGCTGATTGGCGGCAGCGGCATGATTTACGGCATGTACGTGATCGAGAGTATTTCTAACACCTTCAGCGAGTTTTACCCCAACGGCACGGCCAGCAAAATCATGTTTACTCTGAGCCTGAAGCGCGTTGACGAGTCGCTTACCTCGATGTTTGGCGACCTGAAGAAACAGGCTGACGGGCTTATCAGCGGCTCCGCCAGTCTGCCAGGGCAGCTCACGTCAGCAATCGACGGCGTAAAGTCGGCGGCTGGTAGCCTGATTTCTTCTGCAGGAGGGCTGCTCGGATGATCGGGATAAGCAGCCTGCCGGTGCAGGCCGGGGCGCAGCTGACGCCGGATTTCATGCTGAAGGTTAACTCTAAAGACGTCACAACCAATATCCGGGATCGCCTTATCTCGATGACGCTGACCGATAATCGCGGCTTTGAGGCTGACCAGCTGGATATTGAGCTGGACGACGCCGACGGGCAGCTGGCTATGCCGGTGCGCGGCGCAGTGATAACGCTGTTTCTCGGCTGGAAAGGCCAGACGCTTTTCGGGAAAGGTAATTTCACGGTGGATGAGGTAGAGCACCACGGCGCGCCGGACACCATGACCATTCGTGCCCGCAGCGCTGATTTCCGTGGCTCGCTCAATTCCCGCCGGGAGGTGTCCTATCACGACACTACCCTGGGGGAAGTTGTGACGCAGATAGCCGGGCGCAATAACTTAAAGCCAATGCTGGCCGATGGCTTCGCCGGAATTGCCGTGGCTCACATCGACCAGACGCAGGAGACTGACGCTAAGTTCCTGACGCGACTCGCCACACTTTACGGCGCTGTTGCGGCAGTAAAGGCCGGGCGGCTTCTGTTTATTAAGCCCGGTAACGGCGTCACTGCCAGCGGCAAGCCGATTCCGCAGATGACTATCACGCGGCAGGATGGCGACCGGCACAGCTTCAGCATTGCCGACCGTGGCGCATACACCGGCGTCTCTGCGAGCTGGCTGCATACGAAAGACCCGAAGCCGAAAAAGGTGAAGGTGAAGCGCAAGCCAAAGGTAAAGCATCTGCGCGCGCTGGAGCACCCGGCGGCTAAAAAGAAAAAGACGACCGTGACCAAAACGCCGGAGGCACGAGAAGGTGATTATCTGGCAGGCACGGAAGACAACATATTCACGCTGACGACCGTGTATGCGACGAAAGCGGCAGCGATGCGGGCAGCTAAAGCAAAGTGGGATAAGCTGCAGCGCGGCGTCGCTGAGTTCTCGCTTACGCTCGCGATGGGACGTGCCGACATGTACCCGGAAACGCCGGTTAGGGTGAGCGGCTTTAAGTCGGTGATCGATGCGCAACCGTGGATTATCAGTAAGGTTACGCACAGCCTGAGTGGCAGCGGGTATACAACCACGCTTGAGTTTGAAGTGCTGCTTTCAGATATTGAATATCAGTCAGAAACAGAGGGTGAAACGGAAACTGCTTAATTCGGGTGTAATTTGCAAAACACGATTTGCATATTCAAACTAAGTGGCTCTCCCCTGCCCTTTTTGAGGATATTGATGATGATGCACTGCCCTTTATGCCAGACTGCAGCCCACGCAAAAAGCAGCCGCTATGTTTCAAAAGAAACAAAAGAACGTTATCACCAGTGCCAGAATATTAATTGCAGCTGCACATTCAAAACGCACGAGACCGTGACTGGAATGATTGTCTCGCCTGGGCAAATCAATAAGGTGCCACTCTACACCAGCCAACAGCAACCTTCCCTTCTGCATTAATTTAGCCCGCTAAGCGGGCTTTTTCATGTTTGAAAATCCATAATCAAACATTGAATACTGTTTTTATATACAGTAATTTAATCCCCTTTTATCAAGGGGGATTACATGGCAATAAGGAAATTAAATACTGGTAAGTGGCTCTGCGAGTGCTATCTCAATGGAAGGGATGGTAAACGAGTGAGGCGACAGTTCAGGACCCGTGCCGAAGCCATTGCCTTTGAGCAATACATTCAGGACGAAATGAAGGCTAAACCCTGGCTGGCTGAGAAAGAAGATAACCGCAAGCTTAGCGAACTTATCGAGCTATGGTACAAACTGCACGGTTGCTCGCTAAGTGACAGAAAAGGCCGACTCGGCAAACTCAATATTATTTGCAATGGCATGGGGAACCCCATTGCTGCCTCTATCACTTCGAAGGATTGGGCACATTATCGGGATCGGCGTTTACAGGGCCTCATACAGAACGGATACAAAACCAGTGATAAATCGTTAAAGGTCTCACCCGGTACCATTAACTGTGAACATGCATTCCTTCGCGCTCTTTTCAATGAGCTGGAACGGCTTGGCGAAATCAGCTACCCCAACCCACTTAAAAATATACGGGAGTTTGATCAGCCAGAGAAAGAAATGGCATGGTTGACTGAAACCCAGATACAAAAGCTTTTTGCCGCCTGCACAGTTCACGATAACCCTGATCTGACGCTGATTATCAAAATTTGCCTTTCAACCGGGTGCCGCTGGAGTGAAGCAGCGAATCTTAAAGCCTCACAATTGTCTCCAAACAAAATCACCTTCATTAATACCAAAGGCAAAAAGAACCGCTCGGTACCCATCGACAATGCCCTCTATAACGAATTAAAAGACAAAGAAGGCCGTTTTTTTGGAGAGTGCTATCGCCAGTTTTACCGGGTCATTCGCCTGGCCGGCATTGAATTACCAGAAGGCCAGATGAGCCATGTACTGCGCCATAGCTTTGCCAGCCACTTTATGATGGCCGGGGGAAATATCATCGTGCTGCAGCGTATTCTCGGGCATTCCGACATCAGGGTGACTATGCGTTATGCGCACTTCGCGCCCGACCATCTTGAAGATGCAATTCGCTGCAATCCGCTGGCGTTGATGGCGAAGAAAAATGGCGACAAAGTGGCGGCACAGAGTCCAGCAGAGTAGAACAGAAGGTAACAGGATCGGGCTTAACTGATTGATTATATTGTAAGTTGCTGTTTTCAAATGCCAATCAAAAAAAGACCGAATACGATTCCTATATTCGGTCCAGGGAAATGGCTCTCAAGGAGCCGTGCGCTAAAAGTTGGCATTTATGAAGGCGATGTCGCCTTGCCATTTAACATTAGAACAGCGCGGTG